AAGATACAACAACACAAAAGATATAGACGGCAAGGAACTTATAGTTAACACTGAAATATTTAATCATCAATATGTAAGTAGAGAAGCTATAGTAAAAGCAATACCTACAGTTGGGGAAACAAATATTAAAGTTGGTGATAGTGTGATTGTTCATCATAATGTGTTTAGAAGATGGCATAACGTAAAAGGTATTGAAAAAAATAGTAGAGCATATATAGATGAAGATCATTATTTAGTACAACCTGATCAGATATTTTTACACAAACCAAAAGCAATATTCGATTACCATTCAAGGCAATGGCAAGCTCAAGATGGTTATTGTTTTGTAGCGCCATTAAAATCTACAGATGAATTAAATGTGGATAAAGAAAAACCTTTAATGGGTATTGTTAAATATACAGATGGTACAGTAGACAAGAATGATTTAATAGGTTTTAGACCTAGTTCAGAATACGAGTTTATTATAGATGGACAAAAACTATATAGACTATTATCAAATTTTATTACAATTAAATATGAATATCAAGGAGACGAAGAAGAATATAATCCAAGCTGGGCAGAGAGCAGTTGAAGAACTGATTAAAGTAGCTAAGGAACCTATTGTAGATTCAGACGATGATATATCAGCTGATAGATTGAAGAATGCTGCGGCAACTAAGAAACTAGCTATATTTGATGCTTTTGAAATACTTAATAGAATTCAAGAAGAAGAGAATTTACTTGAAGGTAAAGAACCTGAAGAAGATAAAGTGAAGGTGTTTAAAGGATTCGCAGAAGGTAGATCTAAATAATGTACGAGCAGAATTTATGCCAAGTTGTTGAACCTATAAAGAAAACAACTATAAGCCGGCTTAATAAAGGGAAAAAGTGGAAGTATGGATATAACAAAGAACATGATCTTGTTGTTATATCTAAAACCGGTGAGATAGGAGAAATATATGAAATCCAAAACTTCCAAATTGCATTGCCAAAAGAACGTGGTATATATACCAATAAAGAAAAAAAGTGGGTGCAGTTTGAATATCCTAAAGAATTAAGTCGTCTTAAAAATATATTTGACTGGAGAGCATACCCTGAGGAAAAGAAATCACAATGGTTTGATTATATAGATGAAGAATTTAGACGTAGAGAAGAAGGTTTCTGGTTTAATAACAATGGAATACCAACGTATATAACAGGTACACATTATATGTATTTGCAATGGAGTAAGATTGATGTAGGAGCACCAGATTTTAGAGAAGCTAATAGATTGTTTTATATATTCTGGGAAGCTTGTAAAGCAGATAAAAGATGCTACGGCATGTGTTATCTAAAAAATCGTAGATCTGGATTTTCATTTATGTCTTCGGCTGAAACAGTTAATCAAGCTACAATATCCACTGACGCAAGATTTGGTGTATTATCTAAAACAGGTGCCGATGCAAAGAAAATGTTTACTGATAAGGTTGTACCTATATCGATCAACTATCCTTTTTTCTTTAGTCCTATTCAAGATGGTATGGATAGACCTAAATCCGAACTTGCATATAGAGTTCCAGCATCTAAGTTTACTAGAAAGAAGATTACTTCAAATGAAAAACTAGAGGATATACAAGGATTAGATACAACTATAGATTGGAAAAACACAGGAGATAATAGTTATGATGGTGAAAAACTAAAACTATTAGTACACGATGAGAGTGGTAAGTGGGAAAGACCCGATAATATATTAAATAACTGGAGAGTTACAAAAACATGTTTACGATTAGGTAGTAGGATTATAGGTAAATGTATGATGGGCTCAACTTCAAACGCTTTAGACAAAGGTGGGGATAACTTCAAAAAACTATACAATGCATCCGATGTTACAAAACGAAACAGAAATGGACAGACAGCGTCTGGGTTATATTCTCTTTTTATCCCAATGGAGTGGAACTATGAAGGATTTATTGACGAATTCGGTATTCCAGTATTTGATAGTCCAGACCATGATGTCTTCGACCCACACGGAGAGTTAATAGATATAGGTGTTGTAGAGAACTGGCAGAATGAAGCTGATGGACTAAAGAACGATCAAGATGCTTTAAATGAATTTTATAGACAATTTCCTAGAACTACAGAACACGCATTTAGAGACGAAGCACAAAACAGTATATTTAATCTTATAAAAATATACGAGCAAATAGATTATAATGAAGAAATGTCTAGAACTCTAGGAGTTTCTAGAGGTAATTTTCAATGGGTAAACGGTGTAAAAGATTCGCAAGTCATATTTTATCCTAACCCAAAAGGTAGATTTAAAGTTAGTTGGGTACCACCAACCCATATGCAAAATAGAGTTATATTAAAAAATGGTGTTAGATATCCTGCTAATGAACATATAGGTGCTTTTGGTTGTGATTCATATGATATATCAGGAACAGTAGATGGGATTGGTTCTAAAGGCGCGTTACATGGTTTAACTAAATTTTCTATGGAAGAAGCACCGGCTAATCATTTCTTTTTAGAATATTTAGCAAGACCACAAACGGCAGAAATATTTTTTGAAGATGTTTTAACTGCATTAGTATTTTACGGAATGCCAATACTCGCGGAGAACAACAAGCCTAGATTACTTTATTATCTTAGAAGACGAGGCTATAGAGGTTTTAGTATGAATCGTCCTGATAAAATATGGAATAAATTATCTACCGCAGAGAAAGAAGTTGGTGGTATACCAAACTCTAGTGAAGATATAAAACAAGCTCACGCGGCAGCTATAGAAATGTATATTCAAAGTCATGTTGGAATACAGCAAGACGGTACTTTTGGTAGTTGTTATTTTAACGAATTATTAAACGATTGGGCTAGATTTGATATAAACAAAAGAACAAAGCATGATGCGTCTATTAGTTCTGGACTTGCTATAATGGCTAATAATAAAAATATGTATGCACCAAATGCTAAAGTTGAAAAACCAAAACTAAACATAAATATTGCAAAGTATGCAAATACTGGTAATATATCTAAATTAATTAAAAAATAAATATGGCAGAGTCTGTTTTAAATAATTTTTTCCCAAGTCAAGTTGTTAGTGATTTAGAAAAAATGAGTTATGATTATGGTTTAAAAGTAGCTAAAGCTATTGAAGCTGAGTGGTTTCATAATGATAGAGGTTCTAATAGGTATAGAACTAATCATAACAATTTCCATAAATTAAGATTGTACGCTAGAGGTGAGCAGTCTATTCAAAAGTATAAGGATGAATTGTCTATAAATGGTGATTTATCCTATTTAAATTTAGATTGGAAACCAGTACCTATTATACCAAAATTTGTTGATATAGTTGTAAATGGTATTGCTGAGAGAACGTATGATATAAAAGCTTATTCACAAGATCCTTATGGTGTTAGTAAGAGAACTGAATATATGGAATCCATGTTAAGAGATATGAGGTCAAGAGAGTTTAATGATTATGCTCAAGAGAACTTCAACATGAATACTTATGAAAATCCAAAAGAATTACTACCAGATACAGAAGAAGAATTAAAGTTACACATGCAGTTGAATTATAAACAAGCTGTTGAATTAGCTGAGGAACAGGCGTTAAATACTATAATGGAAGGTAATAAGTATGAATTAATTAAAAAACAATTTTACTATGATTTAACTGTTTTAGGTATTGGTGCTGTTAAAACCGAATTTAATACTTCAGAAGGAACTACAATAAAATATGTTGATCCAACAGATCTAGTTTATTCATATACAAATTCCCCTTACTTTGATGATATATATTATGTTGGTGAAGTAAAAATGATACCTATAAATGAACTTGTAAAACAATTTCCACATTTAACGGAAATAGAATTAGAAGAAATAGTACAAAAGAAAAACCCTCGTCAAACAAATTATAATACTACTGGGTCTAATATAAGAGAAGAAGATAATAATAAAGTTCAAGTCTTATATTTTAATTATAAAACTTATATGAATGAGGTTTATAAAGTAAAAGAAACTGGTAGTGGAGCAGATAAAATATTACCAAAAGATGATACTTTCAATCCACCAGAAGATTTAGAAGGAGGATTCGGCAAGTTACATAGGTCTATAGAATGTTTATATGATGGTGCTATGATATTGGGTAGTGGAAAATTACTTAAATGGGAAATGGCTAAAAATATGATGCGTCCTAAAAGTGATTTTACTAAAGTAAAAATGAATTATGCAATTGTAGCACCAAGAATGTATAAAGGTAGAATTGAATCTTTAGTAAAACGTATTACTGGTTTTGCTGACATGATCCAACTTACACATCTAAAGCTACAGCAAGTATTATCAAGAATGGTTCCAGATGGAGTTTATTTAGATGCAGATGGGCTTGCTGAAATAGATTTAGGTAATGGAACAAATTATAATCCTCAAGAAGCTTTAAACATGTTCTTCCAAACTGGATCTGTTATTGGTAGATCAATGACCGTAGATGGTGATATGAATCCAGGTAAAGTACCTATTCAAGAAATACAATCAGGTTCTGGTGGACAGAAAATGCAAGCTCTAATAGGTAATTACAATTATTACTTACAAATGATAAGAGATGTAACCGGACTTAATGAAGCTAGAGACGGTAGTACTCCAGATAAAAATGCTTTAGTTGGGGTGCAGAAATTAGCTGCGGCAAATTCAAATACTGCAACAAGACATATATTGCAAGGAGGTTTATATTTAACATCTGAAGTTGCGCAATGTTTATCGCTTAGAATATCAGATATATTGGAATATTCTCCAACAGCCGATGCTTTTATACAGCAAGTGGGTGCTCATAATGTGGCAACGTTAAAAGAGATGAAGGATTTACATTTATATGATTTTGGTATATTTATAGAATTAATGCCAGACGAAGAAGAAAAGCAAATGCTTGAGAATAATCTTCAAATGGCTTTGCAGCAACAACTAATAGAACTTGCTGATGCTATTGATCTTAGAGAAATTAAAAATATTAAACTAGCTAATCAACTTTTAAAAATAAGAAGAGAGAAAAAGCTAGAAAAAGACCAACAATTACAAGAAAGAAACATGCAAATGCAATCGCAAACAAATCAACAAGC